ATAAAATAGGTTTTTAACTGGGATTTAAATTTATTAGTAATTTTCATCTATGCCTAACTATATTTAACCTACGTAAGTAATTATTTAAAGTGGTATGCCCTATAGAATATTTGTTACATGTATCTCTAACTAACATACCTTCTTGATAATCATCCATAATGTCTTGGTATATAGCTTTAAACTTATAATTTCCAAACTTAGGTTTACTCTTTAAATTTATAATACTGAGCCCTCTTTCTACCTCCTTTCTTTGAAAAGATAGCCTTCCTGGGTTTCTGTCTGGTTTCCCACCAATGCTCGGTTACCCAATCATGAATACCGAGTTTGCATTTATATATCTCCAGTTGTCCTTTCTCTTTTCTTGGAATCAGCATCAGGATTACCTTTCTTAAAAGATTCCTCAAGTTTTTTACCGTATAGTTCATCGTAGTTCTTTCTTTGTTCTTTAGTAAACTCTGTACATCTTTGCCTTTCTACATCACACCTAAATAAGGCTCTACCAGAAGGAAGACCATCCCTTTGTACTACAATCTCTGAACGAAGGATATTATCTTTCTCTTCTTGCTCTGTACTGTTAAGACCCATTATAAATTGAGCATTACGTACAATTGCAATAGAACCAGATATATCGTTCTCATCATACTTGGTTGCTTGATGTTTCTTACCTTCACGAGTAATATGATGAGCAGTCCATACAACATCTAAATGCAAATCCTCAGCAAGATTCTGTAAGTCAATATATACGTTTGAGATTCTATCGAAATCCTCTTTATCCTTTGCAATAGAAGCAAGCTTCCCTGCATAGTCAACCATTAGTACCTTAATATCAATTCCCTGACTCCTAAGAGTAAGTATCTTCTCCCTTATATAATTGCAGTCAGTAATTAATGCAGGTACTCTTTCAACGATTAATTCAACTCCAAACCTTGCAAGTTTTCTTAAATGCTTAGCCTCGAGTTTATCATAATCTCCAGTATATAATTCCTTCTTAGTTTTATTGATACTGGATTGAATGAAACGGTCCATGATTTGTTCTTGACCATTTTCTGTATCCACATAATAAACTGACTTCTTCATTCTAAGGTAACCTCTTGCAAGGTTAACCATGAAGAATGTTTTCTTTGCTTTAGGTTTATCCAAGATTACATTGATTGATGCACCTGGGAATCCTCCCGCATTGGTTAAATCGTTTAGTTGCCTAAATGGGCATGGTACTACTGAGGGTTCTGCCTGCCTTTTAAATTGACGTTCAGTAACATCTCGAATCATGAATAAAGGTTCATCCTCCTGTTTAGGTCTACTTCTTTGTAAAACCTTCTCTACCTTTCTAGAATATTCTTCGTACTGTTCAAAGTTATCTAAGTCGAATGAATCATTTAAGTTCTTCATTTCAACATAAGTAGAGAACTGATAGATTTTCTCTTTAATATATTCTGAATCAGATAATTGAATTGAATAAAGATTTTTGATAACCTTCTCGATGTTTGGGATATCATCCTTAGTAACCAGGTCAACATAGTTTTTAGATTCTAGCATTTCTCTGAGTACTTGTTTAAGGACATTCTGTGAGGGTATCTTTCTTTGCTTCTTGAAGTATTTAAGTATACCCTCACAAATTAAGGAATGTTCGATAAGTACTAAGTAGCTTGGTTTTATTCTGCTTAGTACTAAACCTCCTTCCTTATCTTGAATAATGAACCTGAGAATCTCTAACTGAAAGTCAGGTGCAAAACTAAATTTAATTTTATTCTTTTTCATACATTATTATATTGCAATATTATATACTAATAGATTTTGATAGTCCTCATGTAGTTCTGAACTCATGTCCACAATATCTAGTCTTCTTATCCTCAGCCGTTCGGTGAAATTTTTTGATATTCTTATATTATATAAAATATATTTATTATATTTGCATAACGAAATACTTAAAGAATATGAGGAAATGTAATGGAAACAATGGTTCAGAGCTTCATAGATTAAAACCCATGCAGGATTATGATGAAGCAATGTTTAATCGGTTATACAAAGTTTGTAAGCCAGTTATTCGGAACCTTACCAAACAGATTGATTACAAAAGGTTTAACCTTACGCCAGATATAATATCTTCTTATTTCTGGGATAAAATGTTATTTGTTTTTAATAAGTACTACGGTACTTGTAGTGAAGAACATCTTAAAGCAAGAATCCTTTCTTCTCTTGCTACATTTAAGAATAAGCTTCTTCGGTTTGCCTATGGAGAGATTGCAGAATACAATCAAAACCTATTCAAACTAGAAGACTTATTTGATAATGATAAAGAGTTAGAAGATGACGATGAAGAGGTTAAGGCTAAGGAAGAAATGCTTGAATTATTATATAAGTATATGAAAGAGAAATTATCTCCAGATGCTTATATGGTATTTGAAGTATTACTTACTCCACCTCCTTATATTAAAGAACGAATTAAAGATGGAGAAAGAATCACCAATATAATGCTGGTTGAGTTCTTTGATATGCCTAGAACTAAGAAGTCGGTTAAATACATAGGAGAACTCAAACAAGATATCTTATATTGGGAAGAGAAAGCTAAAGAAGAACTTCACTACTAAACACAAAAGAAAAGGGGCGTTTCCCAACGTCCCTCTCCTATAATCCATAAATTAAAAGTTCTTTGTCAACAATATAAGTAGTTAAGACATAATATTATAGTTTTATAATGTATGCCAGTACGTAGTAAGGTGGCCTATTTTCGTGAGGTTGACCTCCACCTGCAGCCCTGGTATCATGGTCCCATAGGCATACATAAGAATTATCTCTATCAGTTTTATTACTACCAGAAAGGTTATTACCAATCCATTGAGTACCATTAGCTCCCACCAAATCCGAATGAGCCTCGATAAAGTAAGCATCTGCGAAATTGTGAACGTGAGATGGAATCTCTTGAGTTGAAAGAGTTACTTTTTCTTGGCCACCCGTATTACCAATCAAATTGTAATCCCCATTACCCGATGACCAGCCAACAATAAACTTACCCGATAAGTCTGGTGTCTGTAAGTCTTCTACAATCTGACCATTACATAAAGCCCAACCTTCTGGTACAGAAACTCCATTCCACATGGCAATTAGTCCTCTTGGTATATTAGCTCCTGCCATACCACCAAGCTTTTCATCAATGTAAGCCTTGATATCAAAGTTTGGGAATCCTTGCAATAGTCGTAAGAGAGTTTCTATATTGGCTTGTTGCATTCCATGGATAGCAGTATTATATTCTACTGGTTGGGGAAACTTTCCTGCATAAGGAACAATAGAATATTTCTCTACTGAGTTATCCATTGAATTAGTACCTTGCCCATATATACCAATTAATACCATTGAGGATTTGTCTACCAAACCTTGAGATACTGAAGCCATAGCTCTATTCACTAGAGACTCATATGATAATTCATTATCTTTTAATACATTTGTTTTTGACAGGTTTCTAGAATCCTTGGGTGTTGGGTATAATGGGTCTACTGATTTCTTGTACAGAGAATAGAACGAATTAGATTCATTCCAGAAAGCTCTGAACTGTACTGGGTTCTGTACAGGCTCTTCCAAAGGTGTATGGTAAGCAAATACAATCACATCCTCATTAGAACCCTTTGAGCCTTCAATATTAGGTATACTAATATTAGCACTATCAGAAATATAGATTGTACCATCCCTTGCTATACAACCAAAATTTGTATCTGGTCCTTCACCAGAATCTGCAGCTTTAGTCATATACCTTGAAAGGATTCTATCCTTTATTGCTTGATATGCAGGAGAAGTAGGTTCTCCATTAGGCAAGAGAGTGATTGCATTATTTACAATCGTTGCAGAACCAAATCCACAAAATGGGCCAATGCCTACTGGTGCAGCTATAGCTTCAGCTGCATCCTTAGACTTTATTATACCTTCATAATCAAAATAGGTTTTCATAATGTATCTTTGTTATTGTTATTACTCTTATATTCTTTCGATTGGTTTTTCATATCTTGGAAAGCCTCTCCTACAGCCTTGAACTTGAAGGTTATCAATTTCCAAAAGATAGACCAGATACTGTACCTCTTTTCTACACCATGTAAAGTACAGATATGACTATAAATACTATCTATTTCAAAACAGTAACATAATACCATTACCGTTATAGATACTGTTATTGGATTTAATCCGTAAGGTTCTCCGATGGCTTTACCTATTACGGCACCCAGTAAGATGTAACACAGGTAATCAATGATTTTATTAAGAGTTCTTCTCCCGGCTCTAGATTTTCTTATTTCAATCTTCTTTGCCCTACTTGCAGATATCCCAAACCAAAAATCTGTAAGTATTAGTACAGAGGCTAATAAAATCATCCACCTCAAATCAAAGATAATGGCATAACATTCAGAAGTGAATCCAATGATACCAGTTTTAAATAATGTGTTAAAAGAGCTGCTTTCCATTTTGTTTATTCTATTTTAAGTGACCATTCTGTTCCTTCCGGAACTAATATATTAATACCTTGTTCCGAAATATCATTGGATTCCCAAGTAAGTTCTGTCTTATCAACTACATCCAACAGGTTTACTATGAATACTGCTTTAACTGCAGGATTAGCTTTCACATAGAAAGTATGTTTACCTGGTAAATTAGTAAAGAATTGATAAGGGCTTGGATGAACCACATCCGGAGCTGTCTCATATACAATATCTGAAACTTCTCCAGTATCTGAAGTACAGGTTACGATAGTAGATACTTCTTGTACATCTTTGCTTAGTTCTGCACTTACTGGATTACAAGTTAAAATATACTTAGGTATAACATCCTTAATCGTAAGGCTTACTACTGAACCTTGATAATAAAACTCATAATTACCTGCTTTATCGAAAGTGATAAGAGTGTTCGAATTGTATTTCTCAGATGAACCCTCTAAGTCAATCCCAGTTATCATATTACCACCATCTCCCCAATGTAGGTAGAATTGGCAATTCTTGGATTTGGTTAATTGATAGCCTGCCTTGATATACTTTCCTGCATCTGCTTCAGCTTCAGAGTAAGGTTCTAATTCATACCAATTCTCATCCTCTTCATTCAAAGGTTCTAACCACAAGTAGGGTTGAGGAGTAGGTATATAAGCAAGTACTTCTACTTCTACAGACTTACTAGCATCACCCACCGATTCAAATTTATAACTTCCAGCCTCATTAAATTGGTATTCTGTACTTCTACCATAGTAGAAATCAGGACCAACTACATAGCGATTAGTTAATTCTAAAGTACCAAGTTTTACCCAAGTACCTTGGGTATTCTTTTTGTAAATGGTCACCTCGGTATCAAAATAACTACCTAAGTTTGCACTTTCGAAAGTAGAATAATAAATACCCGATGTAACCCAAAGATTAACTGATGCAGAACCTTGAGCATTTAGGTTTAATCGTTTGTTTGATACGCCTATATCGTAGTTAATCGTATAACCTAATCTGTAAGCTACTACTGTACCATAATTACTAGCATTACCTGAGTCATCTTTAGTACATCTAAATTGGAATGTACCAGTAGTAGTTGGTGCCCATCTTTGACCATTACGAACTAAAATACCTGGATCTGAAATACATACGGCAATAAGTTGACTTGTATCTTCGTTAGGATCTGAAGAACGAATAGTTATCAAAGACTTTTCACCGTTGGTAAGATTTATATTCCGAGGTTCACAGAATACCGTATAGTTAGTAGCAATTGCCGTTACCTTTAGAGTAACCTTCTTTGCAGGAAAGTCTGCAATAACCCATTCGTAAGTACCTGCAGAAGTTATTTCCCAAACAGAACCAGAATCT